CACGGCGCTCAAGCCGCGCAGTCAGAGGTCATGCGTGAGTCAGACCTTGAGTGGTTTGACATGGTATGGTCAACGCGACTCAACAACCCGAAGACCGATGCGATGGTGACCGTCATGCAGCGCCTACACGAGCGCGACATCAGCGGGCACATCCTTGAGGACATCAAGGGCTGGGAGCATATTTGCATCCCGGCAGAGTGGGACGGCAAGTCACGCAAGACAGTGCTCGGACCCTACGACCCCCGCAAGAAGAAAGGCGAGTTGATCTGCCCAGAGCGGTTCGGTGCAGCCGAGATCACGATGCTGAAGCAGCTGTTGGGTACATACGGAACCGCCGGTCAGCTACAGCAAGACCCTACGCCGAGCGAGGGCGGGATCCTCAAGACCTCTAACTTCAAGCTCTGGCCATCATCGTCAGGGTTGCCCCCGTTTGAGTACATACTGCAGTCCTACGACTGTGCGTTCACCGAGAAGACAACCGGCGACCCCACTGCCTGCTCGGTCTGGGCGATCTTCACGCATAAGGGGCAACGCAACGCAATGCTCATTGATGCGTGGGACGAACACCTGAGCTATCCAGACTTGCGGGCACGAGCCGTGAAAGACTGGACGACGGAATACGGCGGCATGACGAAGGACTCCCCGTACTCACGCGCCCGCCGCCCGGACAGGATATTGGTGGAAGCCAAAGCCAGCGGTCAATCATTGCTTCAGGATTTGCGCTTGGCGAAAGTGCCAGCTGTGGGCTATAATCCAGGTCAGGCTGACAAGGTATCAAGGGCACATCAAGCCGCGCCCACCTTGGAGCTGGGGTTGTTGTGGGTACCGGAATCAGGAAAGAACCCCGGACACCCCGTGAGTTGGGCAGCGGCTTTCCTCAAACAGCTGGGCAAGTTCCCAGTAGCGGAGCATGATGATTATGTTGACACGTTTACGCAAGCTATCATTTATTTCAAAAATGATGGATGGTTTGAGTTACCTCAAGCAAAAGATATCGACGAGCCTCGCATCACTAACAAACCGAGGGTAAACCCGTATGCAGCCTAAGAAACCAGTCTGGGACAAGGCACGACCCAAGAGCCTCGGCGAGAGCAAAACGCTTTCACCAGCGGCCAAGTCATCCGCCAAGGCGGCAGCTAAGAGCGCGGGTAGACCCTACCCCAACCTAGTTGACAACATGCGGGCAGCGAGGAAGAAATGACCGACCGCGTTGACAAGGACAGCTTGCCGCTCAACCAGCCACGGCGAACTCCGAGCCATCCGACCAAGTCTCACATCGTGAAGACCAAGGTAGATGGCAAAGAGAAGATCATCCGGTTTGGTGAGCAGGGTGCGAGCACGGCGGGTAAGCCCAAGGAGGGTGAGTCCGACCGCATGAAGGCTAAGCGAGCCTCGTTCAAGTCACGTCACGCAAAGAACATCGCCAAGGGACCGAGCAGCCCAGCGTATTGGGCAAACAAAGTCAAGTGGGCAGACGGCGGTTCAGTCAGGACGCATTACGCTGAGGGTGACTCAGTGCGAGCCACACCGCAGAATGCGGCGCTGGGTACCATTGCCAACTTCCTGAAGCAAAGCTACGCACCTCAGCGCACGCAGCAGATGCAGGGTACGATGGAGTTCCTAGGTGTGCCCGGACTTGCGCGCACAGTTGAGCGCCTGAGCTACGGCGAGCCTATCACCAACGTCAACAAGGCCAACGTACCTATGCTGCCCGCTGACACGGGAGAAGCGGCTATGGCGTTAGCTGAGGCTGCGCCTCTGGTTGGACCGCTCGCTAAGGTTGCACGCAAGGGCGCAGTCAAAGGTGCTAGGGTGGTCGGTGAGGAACTCAACCGCGCCATTCTTGACAACACCGGACCACTGGCTAAGATGGTGCCACAGGCGGCTAAGCCGTTGTACGTTGTGCCCCCGCAAGGTAACCTGAACCTGACGCCCATGGCTCGTGCTGAGATCCTGAAGGGACCAGAGGCACAGACCCCTGAAAATTTTTTGAATCAGTTGCGCGGCAAACCCGGTATGACGCAAGAGGGGTTTGACGACCTCGCTAAGCGGTATCAGGGTCTTGAGCCTAACACCCGCATGACCAAAGCCGAGTTCGAGCAGAACATCCCGGCATCGCAGTACAACAAAGTAGACCTCGTTAACTCAGCTGAGAGCGCCGACGCACATTTGTTAGAGCAAGCTGAAGAGCTGGTCATGGAAGACCGGTTCAACATTTACGAGGGTATGCTTGACCGATTAGGCATAACCCCTAGCAATAAAAATATGAGTTTGTTGGACAATTACCACAACGAATATCTAGGGTTTGAAGACCTCACCCCCGAGTTACAACAGGCTTTGAAGCGATCAGGTATGGACACGCCTGACGGTCGCGCTGCGATTAATGACCTGTTTGATGAAGAGCGTCAGAACGCGGTCAACAACACCTTTGAAACTCTGCGCGAGCAAGATTACGCTTATAGCGGTTTAGAGCCGGGGGATTACGCGTACCGAAGCTACCAGCGTCTGCTTGTTAACCCAGAAGACACCGACACCGGATACTTTGAAATCGGCGTTTCACACCCTGACCAGATGAGCAATTACAAACATTACCCCGGTCACGAGGGTGACGAAGGTCTCATCGGTCATGTGCGCGGGACGTTCATCCCTGCTGACGCAGCAGACGATGCGCGGCGGTTGTTCAGTATTCGATTGAACGATGAGAAAATACTCGCCAAGCCCAACAGCATGATCATTGAAGAGATTCAGTCCGACGCGCAGAAAGGTAAGGCGCAGAGCGGTGCGTTGCGTCAAGCGCACGGTACGATGTTCAAAGCCGCCATTCAGCACGCACTTGAGAACGGCGCGGACACGGTGTACTACCCGACCGCAAAGACGATTGGCGGTGTGCGGCTCACAGAGAGTTCAAAGTACGCGCCTATTTACGATCAACAAATCGTGAAGGAAGGTCTCAAGCCCCTGCTCAAGATACCCGGTGTTGATTCTAACAAGATTAGTGACGCGTATTACGAGATCAACTTCACCCCCGAGGCTAAAGACTTCATCCTCAAGGGTGAAGGTCAAGCCGCGCCCGGTTACGCTGACGGCGGTGGTGTGTCAACCTACGATCCGTTTCAAGTAGACAAGATTATGAACACAATCAATGCGCCACGCGGTTACTCCGAGGGCGGTGGGGTGCGCGGACCAGACATGGAGTTCACTGAGGACCCAGAAGCGTTGCGTCTTTATAAACATGCGATGAGGCAGACCAGCCCTACTAAAGACGAAACCGCGTCTAGCGTCGGCACCGGCTTACGTGCCCGCGTGGGCGGTGGTGACTTTAGCGCCGGGCTTGACATGAACCGTATGACGCAGGGTGAGCGCGACCAGCTGATGAAGAGCCTCGCCGCCAACTACAACATCAACCTCGGCGACTTGAACCTGAATGCTAGAGTACAGAAGCCGCTTGACGCAAAAGACGTCTACCTCGGAATGCTCAACGGGTCAATCCCCCTCGGCGCAGGACAAGCGATGCTCGGCGTGCAGGGTGTCAAGACCCCTTACGGCAGTGACGTGCTGGGTTACAACGTAGGATATTCTCGCAACGTCGGTCCAGGTCGCTTGAGTGTCAATGTAAACAAACCTAAGCGGGGTAGCCCTTCAGGTCAAGTACAGTACCAAGTACCTTTTGCCGAGGGCGGTAGTGTCTCAGCCTATGACCCCAGTCGCGTAGATGCGATACTTAACCAATTTATGTGAGGTAATTGATGGCGACTATAAGACTACAAGACGAGCTGCCAGAGGGCGAAACGGTCGAACTCGAGGACGTTGACAACGAAGTTGAAGACACCGAGGACGGTGGCGCAATCATTCGTGAGAAGAACGACATTGACCACGCGACTAAGCTCGAGCACTTTGCCAACATTGTTGACGAGGTAGATCAAGACCTGCTCAAGACCGCCATCACCGACTTGATGGAGAAGATCGGCAACGATAAAGAGGCACGAGAGAAGCGCGACAAGCAGTACGAAGAAGGTTTACGCCGCACCGGTTTAGGTGACGACGCGCCCGGTGGCGCTCAGTTCACCGGTGCAAACAAGGTCGTGCACCCGATGCTCGTTGAGGCGTGCGTGGACTTCTCAGCCCGGTTCATGAAGGAAGTATTCCCGCCCAATGGTCCTGTCAAGAGCAAGATCCACGGCGAGCGCGACAAGTCTAAGATTCAAAAAGCCGAGCGTAAGACCGAGTTCATGAACTGGCAGACGACTGAGCAGATGGTCGAGTTCCGGGGCGAGCTAGAACAGCTGAGCACACAGCTCCCGCTCGGTGGCGGTCAGTACATGAAGTTCATGTGGAACCCGTTGCACCGTCGCCCCTGCTCAGAGTTCATCGCCATTGATGATATCTACCTGCCGTTCGCGGCTACTAACTTCTACACCGCCGAGCGTAAGACGCACGTGCAGTATATTACGAAGTTTGAGTATCAGCGCCGCGTCAAGTCGGGTATGTACATTGATGTTGACTTGGGCATTCCTGATGATCCCGAGTTTAGCAAGTCCACTCAAGCTAACGACAAGATTGAGGGACGCAAAGACCTGAGCTACAACGAAGACGGACTGCGTACAATCTACGAGGTTTATACGTACCTGGATTTCGGTGATGGTCCTGAGCCGTACATCTTGAGCATTGACAAGTCGACCGACATGGCCTTGGGCTTGTACCGTAACTGGGAGCCTGATGACGAGCGCCAGCTTGAGTTAGATTGGATTGTGGAGTTCCCGTTCGTGCCTTGGCGCGGCGCTTACCCTATCGGTCTTACACATATGATTGGCGGTTTGAGCGGTGCAGCCACCGGCGCACTCCGCGCCCTGCTTGACTCGGCTCACATTCAAAACGTCCCCACTCTGCTTAAGCTGAAAGGTGGTCCCGGCGGGCAGACTTTGAACGTCCAACCGACCGAAGTTGTTGAGATGGAGGGCGGGGCGCTCATCGATGACGTGCGCAAGCTGGCAATGCCGCTCCCGTTTAACGGTCCCAGCCCCACGCTGTTTCAGCTCTTGGGCTTCCTGGTAGACGCGGGCAAGGGCGTGGTGCAAACCTCGTTTGAGAAGCTATCTGACCAGAACCCTAACCAGCCTGTAGGCACAACCATGGCGCTCATTGAGCAGGGCATGGTGGTGTTCTCCTCAATTCACAGCCGG